CGCTCAGTCTTCGCCGGTTTCCCGTCTGGCTTCTGGGCCATGCCTACAGCCCTCCGCCTGCGCTGCCTTCAACGGCGTCTGAGCAAACACTGACAAACGACGCAGACGCAGTGCTTACCACCCGCACGTCAACAGACCCAAACATCACCACGGCCGTGCTGGCAGAGACGCTCGCAGAGTAGGCAGTCGCCGGCGTGTGCCCTGATGTGTGCAAGATGTACTTGTAGCGTCGCGGGCTGCCGCCAGACTCGTATTCTTGCGAAGTGCTGCTGAACGACGTGCCATACGGAAACGTCACCAGGGCAGTGCCGCTCGAGCTGCTGAACGATACGGCTGGCGTGTTGGCTGCACGGAAACTTCCTGCTGGCGACAGTTGCTTAAGCGGCGTGTTGGATGCGTAGCGGTTGGTGCCGTCAGTCGTTGCTGCGGAAAACACAGGGTACGAGGTGCAGGAGAAAGACCCTGAGTACGCGGTGCTGCAAAACGTGACGCGAATGCCAGCCGTGCCTGCAGACGCGATGGAGATATTGCGTTGGAATGCCATGGGTCAGAACGGCGGTGTGCCGAAGTACGAGGCGAATGCCACAGCTGGATTCACTCGACGCTCGAGGATGATTGGATCGCCAGACGTTTGGATTGCACCGCCTTCAGTGAGCTTCACTACATTGGCGCTTGCGACTCTTTCTTTAGTTTGGTCGTCAATGACGTAGGCGCGAGTCAGCTGGCTGCCCTCTAAGAAATTCCACCCGCAATTAGGCAGGTAGAGCTTGTAGCCGCCGGCCTTGTAGGAGAGCTCGACGGTCACTTGCCAATACTTCACCTCTGCCCCGTTCACCACCTCAGTGGCTGGCTGGCCGCTGATGCCGTTGCAAATCCACTCATGAGCCAATGCACCTAAGAACGAGTCAGAGTTGACGGCCCCAGTGACGGCGACGGCCTGGGCGATCGGAAACGTGGGGCGGTTGCCTGCGATGGATAGCCGCAACTCGCCTTGAATAGTCTGCGCCCCCTCAATGATGTCGCCAGCGGTGTTGGTTAGCGGCTTGATGTCGTTATTGCCGTCCCCGTTGTAGTAGCGAAACGTCGGGACAGAAATGCCGCCCGTTGAAAAAGACCAGATGTCAGCCCGCGACAGCGGATTGGCGTCGTACTCGTGCCCTTTCGGGACTTCGTAGCTGTACGTTGCCTCCGCGTGATAGCTGTCGGTTTCAGTTACCTGCCCGTTGTGGCAAAGCAGGTACGAATACTCTGGGTGGCTGGCCCCGTGAACGATGCCGATAGCACCGATGATGTCCTGCGTGTTGGTCGCGCCGTTAAGCGTCAGAACGTACTTGATTTCAGCAGTCGGGCTTTCGCCGAACTTGTGCGAGAACGTGCGCGGCAGGACTTCGCGGTACGACAGAACGGCCATTAGGTACCTATCATTTCCACGGTTCCGCCAACCTTGGCGAGTTCCTTCTTGATCTCGTCGAGCTTCGTGAGCTGCTTGCGGTATTCCTCAACCGCAGGATCTTCCCGGCCCGATGCAAGCCGCAGGAACTCAGACGCACCGCCAGACGTTCGCACATCCTCAATCTTGAGCGGCTCCTGCGAAACCTTTGCGAGCTTGTCAAGTCGCTCTTTGTCGATCTCTGCTGCAGCCTCCGCGTACTTCAACTGAAGTTCGCCAAGTTTGTCAGCATCTTTTACAGCATCCTCAAAACCAGAACGCAATGCGTCGGCAGCGAGCTTGTACGTCTCAGGGTCAATGGTGTTGTCTTGAAGTTGCTGCGTTAAGTCTCGCAGCTGGGCCTGTGCTGCGGTGAAGGCGTCAGGGGCAATCTGGAAGTTGTCAAACGTGAAGACCTCGTCAAGCGTTTTGCGAGTGTCTTCAATTGCCTTGTTTGCGTCAGCCGTAGTAAAGCCAAACTCTACCTTTTGCTGGGCGGCAGCTTCGGCCTGGTCAAGGATCGCAAGCCGCTTTGTGGCAGCCTCTTCGGCAGCCCGGTCGCCGTCGGCTCGGGCCTGCACTATTGCGGTCTCTGCTTCGTCGATCTGGCGAGTGATTGCCAGCAGGTCTTCGGCCGCCTTGGTTCGCGGGTCTTCTCCACCAAGCCCCTGCGACTGAATGAACGAATCCGCCCGCCGCTGGTCCGCTGCAATCACAGCATCTGCGGCCCGCTCGACGGCCTTCAGCTTCTCTTCTTCTGCCTTCTGTGCTTCCTTGATCGTGCCTATCTGTGACTTGTAGGCTTCGGTCGCCTTCTCCACTTCGGTTTTGTATGCCGTCTCGTTCAGGATGCCCTTGTCGGCCTGATCCTTGAGCCTTTCAAGTGCCGTCTGAAATTGGTAGGCAGCATCAAAGCCGGCCTGGCCGAACTGTGCTGATTCTTCAATAGCGGCGTTCAATGCGACGCGTGAACTCTGTATCGCCTTTTCGTAGTCAGCGAAGCCTTCAGGCGGTGTGAACTCCAAGGCAACCACCGCCGCCTCGCCTGCGTCGTTTGCGCTTTGCTCAATGCCCAAGAAGCCTTCAGCAATCGTTAGCAGTCGGCCAACCACTCCACCAATCGCCTCGGCAATGGTGCTGAAGACCGCAGAGACGCTTCCAAATACTTTGCTGATGATGCCGCCTATGCTCTCCAGCAGCGGGCTTTGGGCAACAAGCTCGCCAAACCTACCAACCAAGCCACCGATGTATTCGCCAACTTGGCTGAATGCCGTGCCGATGATGACAGCCACCCGGCCAACTGTTTCGCCAATGGCACCGATGTTGTCTGCAATCACTCCGATTGGCGTGGAAGACACAATGAACTCTGTCACTCCTACTGCGATGTCGCTGAAGCTGCGGGCGAGTTCAGCGGCACCTTCCAGCAGCGGATTGACGGCATCGCTGATGCCCTGAAAGATTGCGCCCACTGGCTCGAGCACGGCACCAAGCGTGCGGCCAACAGTGCCGATGGCAACACCAAAGATTTCAAACGTGGTTCCGATTGCCGTTAGGGCAGGCTCAAGAACCTGCGCGATCGGGTCCACGATTGCTGTTACGCCGGCAATGAACTCTGCCGCCCCCTGCGCGATGCCTTCGCCAAGGCCAACAAACGGAAGCAGCAGAGTCTGCCCCAGCCCTTGCGTGGCAACGCCGAGCGCGTCAATGCCTGCGCCAAAGTCGTCAATTCGTCCGCGATCAATTTCAGTGAGTGCTCGCCCAAGCCGCTCAATGTCATCAGCCGCAGGCGTGAGGTTGTTAAAGAACGGAATGAGGTCGGCACCTGACTTGCCGAAGATTTGCATGGCAGCTGCCGTGCGCTTCGCTGGGTCTTCGATGCCTTGTAGCTTTTCGCCAATCAGGCGGATCTGTTCTTGTGGCGAAATGTTTTCCAAGTCGGAGAAACTGACGCCAAGTTTTGCCAGTGCGGAAGTGGCCGCCTTACTTTCCTCGTCAGCACCGGCAAGCGTTTTCTGCAGCCTGCCGAAGGCGCTGCTGACAAACTCAATGCCGACGCCAGACCGGCGGCCAGCCTCTTCAAGCGTCTGGATAAACTCAAACGAAACGCCAAGTTTGTCTGCCGTGTTGCCGAGCGTCTCGACGCGGTCCTCAAGATCAATAAGCCCGTTAGCCACCGCACTAGTGCCAGCACCAAACGCAGCGACCGCTGCGACGCCAACGGTCATCGGATTCACAAGGCCAGCAACCGAAGCCCCGATTCCGCTGAGCCCCTGTGACAGGCCGCCAGAGAAGATTCGCCCCAGACCCTCGCCAGCACTTGCAAGCCCAGACAGCCTTCCGGCCACGTTGCCGATCGGGCCTGGCAGTGCCGAGAGAATGCCAGAGAGTTCGTTGAACTTCAGCGTGCCGCCGTCGCCACCAGCGGCAGTCGCGTCGCCAAACTTGTCGGCTGCAAGCGTTGCCTTGGCAAACTCGGTCGCGGCCTTGCTCAAGGCAGAGTTGTAGGTGTCCTGCGAGATACGGCCGGCGGCCAGGTGCTCGCCAAGCTCTTGGGCCTGGGCGTCGTACTTCTGCTGTGGTGCGAGGTTGGCCTGCGTGATCTGAGCAGCACGCTGCAGAGACTTCGCCCTAGCCTCCTCTGCCTGTGCGGCTTCGGCATGGGCGATGCTGCCTTCTCTCGACGCACGGGCGAACGTCTCTTCAGATATGGCACCTTCTAACAGCAAAGCAGAAAGCCTATCCAACTTCGCGGCCCGCTTCTCTTCAGCCGTCGCCACCTGACTCGTGATGGCAGCGCCTTCAGCAAAAGCTGCCGCCTGCGTCTGGGCACTCTGCGTGATCGCCAGCAGTTCGGCGGCGTATTCCTGCGCTGAAACCTGCCCAGTCCTGAACGCACTCGACAGGAAAGCGAGGTCCGTTGCGACTTGCTGCTGGGCAGCCCCAGCGGCAGCACTCGACCCAGTGAACGAGTCAAACAGCTTCGACGCATCGGCGGCCTGCCGCCCAAGTTGCTGGATGGCCTTCTCTGCCTGCGACAGACCTTTGGTCATGCCGTTGGCATTCGCCGTGAACTGCACGCCAAGGCCGATTGAGGTTGCCACTATTCGCCTTCCAGGTCGGCCTTCATCCGTTCCAACGCTTCACGGATTTGCAGGTCGTGCTGAGGGGCACGGTCGATGGGCACAAAGTCTTCAGATTTCGGCGTGCGTCCTCTTGGGCAGTATGGCGCAAGAGAGGCGCTTGCTAGCAGACCCGTCTGCCTCCACGGATCTGGAAGCGGCTGGTAGTAACGAGTGAAGGCGACCCACTCTGCAAGCTCACGCGAGTCCATACGCTCGCAGAGTTCGCCAACTGTCATCTTCTGGTGTCCGGCCAAGCGGAAGAGGAATCGCCTTGTCGGCCGGACGTTTAGCCTTTTCCCAGTTCTTCCACGTCGGCCTCCGTCAATGCGTTGTGTTGCATTGCCTTCTGCCAGACGCGGCTCATCACCTTGGCCGACTTTTTCGCCAGCTGCTCTACCTCGGCGTCGGTGAAAAGCCGGGCGCCTTTTTCGTCACAAAGGCATTTTGCGAGGAACTTCGTGCGGAAGTTTTCAACGCCCTTGGACTTGTTGAGCACCCAGTCGTTTTCGTAGGAGTCTCTTTCGCCGCAGCTCATGACGCGGCAGAACACGCTGCCGCCCCACTCCTTCACCTTGATCTCAAGTAGGCCAAGGTCGTCTGCTGCCAGGATCTGTTCTTTTGTCAGTGCCATGCTGTTGCCTATTGAATGATCTTGAACTCGGTGGTGTAGCGCGTCACTCCGTTGAGCTCTGCCGCCGCACTCACAGACGTGCAGCATGCAGTAGCTGTCAAGCCCATGCCGCCGCCTGCAATCGTCAACGTGCCGCGAGTTCCATACAGCCCAGTGTTTGCGCCACCCAACGACTCAATGGTTACGCTGCCAGCGTCGTCAGTCCACACAATGCTGCGGCCTTTCGGCAAGCCACCGCCCCACGTCCACGACAAGCCAATCACTTCCGTGGCAGTTATGCCGTTGAAAGTAAAATTGATGCCTGTGCTGAAAGCTGCCACGGGAAAACCTCCCGTGCTTTAGCGGGCAACCTTGAACGTCGCACTGCCCTTAATGACATCATTCACGGCCAGCGTGACGCTTGACGAGGAAACAGTGGCGGCCTTGCTAAGCGCAAGACCTCCAGCAATCACAAGCGTGCCGCTTGCGCCGTCAGTGATAACGGCACTGCCGATGTACTCAATCGACACTTCGCGGCCCGTATCGGTGGCCGAGCCAGCCAGCGGCCTGGACTGCGTGAGAACACTGGCCCCGGTGGTCAGCCCAAGGTGCGAAACGTCAATCGTGTCGCCGCCCGTCACGTCGCTCAGCGAGTACATAATATTGGTGACGGTGTAGCCAGTTCCACCGAACGTGAACGTTGTGCCGGTTGAATCATGGGGAGTCGAGGCCATTATTTAAGTCTCCTGCCAGCGAATGTCGTAAGTTTGAAGAACGGAATACATGGAAGTCTCGGCACCTTCGAGCGCTACGAGGTCGTCCGACTCGTCCTCAAGCGATGCCTGCTTCACCTGTGTATTGTCAAAAGTTCCGCCGTACCCGTCCAGACACGCCCGGCACTTGTCAGCAAGGTCTCTAACGGCGCTGTAGCTTTCGGCGTACAGGTAGAATTCCACAGTCACACGGGGCACGCCCATTGGATTGGCGAGGGTCTGCTCCCTCAGAATCCTGGCTCGCCGCCAGACAATCAGCGGGAGCTGCACCGGCGACGGGCCAACGTATCGCATTGGGTAAATGCGGAATCCGACAATCGCCGCGACGGCGGGATCTGTTAGCAAGGCATTACGCAGGACTGCTTCGGGTGATTTCATCAAAACGCCCCTTGTCTTGCCTTGATTGAACCGGCCATTTCACGGCCAGCCGCTTCCAGTGCCTTCTGCATCTCTTCCACCAGCAGCGATTCCACGCGGCCTCGCGTTCGCTCCCACGCAGTGCGAACAGGCGGGCGGCCATAACTGCCGCCAATAGGCATCTTGCCAGTGGAAACACGCACGCCCGCTTTGGTTCTGCGGTAGCGTTCTTTGGTGCCAAACTCGACAAGCCCTTGGTGGTAGCCAAGCTTGGTTTTGTCGTAAGGCTCATTCATCTTCCGGCCAGACTTGTATCCAATGATGGCAACGCCTGTTCCCTGCCGGACGTATCGCACAGTTTTTATTGCAGCGGATCGCTTCAGGTTGCCGGTACGGCCGCGAGGCGTTGCGTCTTTGAGGGCAGCCAAAGTGCCACCCTTTTCGGCGGCGTTCTTTAGCGCCGAGGCGATGTACTTGGCGGCGTAGGTTTTCCCGAACGCCAAGAAATCGGCACGGATTTGATCCAGACCCGGAATGTCTGTGGTGATCCGAATGCCTACGGACGGCGAGTTTGATTTAGCCACCTTGCCGCTCCATGCAAATCGCCTCGTGCTCGCTGCGGTTGTTGTGCTCGAGCAGGCTGACAATCTCCAGCGTGCGGCCGCGCCACTGCAGACGCATCCGCTGCGTGAGGCCAGACAGGTAACGCATCTTTACTTTGTGCGTTACGGTGATTTCGTTCTGCCCATACGCAAAAGACTCACGGGCTGATACGCCTTCCACGCTGGCCCAACGCTCAGCGAACGTGGCCCACGAAAGGACGTTTTCGCCAAGAGCGTTCCGAGACTCGGACGCTTGCTGCACCGTCACACGCTCGCGGAGGCTGCCGGCGTCAATCATGTGCCGTAGAGCACGACGGCATACGTGCCAGTGCTCCCACTGTTTCCGCTGATCGTGAACTGCCCGGTATCGTCACCACCGACGCAGGAAGCAGACACGATGCTGTCGTTTGACCTGATGGTGGCGTTGCC